ATTTACGGGAATCTTTTGTAGACGAAACAAACGTGTGCGCTCACAGCGAAGTTCCTTATCCTCACACAAGATTAGGCGCCCTTAACGTCGACGAAGAGGGAACAATCGAAGGCATGACAATTGACCCTAAAATAAGTTTAAAAAACCTAAGTCATGAAAGAACTTTTTGGTCGAACCTAAAAATCTGATCAGCGTGATAGCCACGCATTAAAGGAGCATGTTATGAGAATTAAAATAGACCAGTGGGAAGTGTTGCGGGCAGTTCAGCTTTACCTTAAACACAAGTACGGGTTTGACTACGACTTAGTCGATGGCCTCGCCGCTTGGCCCGACATTGAATACCAAGAGCGGGTCCAAGTGCTAAAGAAGCACAAAAACGGTAGGGCGATTAAGAATGAACACGGTTACCCCGTGGTAGATCACACTAAAACGACCTATAAGACAAAGAGCACGCAGTGGGAAGACACAGACTCAATGACCCTCTACTTGACTTGGCCAAAAAACTAAGGCCGTCGCTACACCGTATCCAACCTTGCATCCCTGTATATCTTCCTATATTATCGTAGATATCCGGGGGCATCGGAGAGAGAAAAGAATGGACACAAATCGTTGGAAAAGCATCCTCGTGCCGCGAGGCACGTATGAAGAAATAAAAGCAATGTCAAAGGTGCAAGGCCGGACAATTGGTGGGCAACTGCGCCTAGTATTCGACTGGTACAAAGAATCGACGGCTGTGTTAGACGCACCCTCGTCCACGCTTCCCTTACCCGGTGGAGGGAACAGCCCTCGACCTAAAAGCATCCGAAAAGGGAAAAAAGCACCAAAGGCTAAGTAAGAACGTATGCGACTAAGTGTTGCTTCTCTTATACCTGCGTGTATAATGATTGGGAGCATGGCAACATACTCATCCGTAGTTAGGAGTTAAGACCCGCCCCGAGTTCGGTTGCCCCCGGCTCGGGGCATTTTTTTATAAGGAGAGAAAGGATGGTAGATAAAATATTTGTCGACGGCCTAATGGCCAAGAAACCAAACGATAAAGCTCCCGAGTGGGTCAAGTGCAACATCAGCATAAAGAGAGAAGAACTAGCAGCGTGGCTCGCAGGCCAGCCTGACGAATGGATCAACGTCCAAGTTTGCGAAAGCAGAGGCGGCAAGTGGTATGCGGAGGTGGACACATGGAAGCCAGCAAACGCGTAAGTGACATCGAATGGACTTGGGCAGTATCCCAGATCAACCATGTGGTTAATCAAACGCTTACCTTGATCGAAAAAGATGCTGCGCTAAAGCCCGAAGAAAAACGACAAAGGCTTAATGAAGTTGAAAAAGCGTGGCAACGACTACTCCAAGGCTGAAGAACAGGCCAGAAAAGACTTCCAAACTGCCGCAGACATTGCGGCAGAAATGTTGGAAGAATTTGAGACCATGGGACTGGCACAAGGACCCGCCATCGGTGGTGCCTTAACCCAACTCATTACCCAACTCATTATCGTGTCACCCGACACACCTTCCGCCATCGGTTTACTTTCATCCTGTATGACCAACGCCGCAGCCCATGCCGAAGAATCTTTGATCGGGTACTTCGACACCGGAGACCCCGTCCACTGATAGACATGTTGCATAAAGTCGCATATAATCTCGTTTAAACACTGCGGAGAAAGACATGACAGAATTAATCACCGTCGAGGAAGCTTGTCGCATAGCAAAATTCTCGAAAGCCACGCTCTATCGTCGTATCAAAAGAAATCCGGATGGGAAATTATTTCCAAAACCAAAGAAAATACCAGCAACCTCGCACCTTGGCCCGCGCACCATTAATCGATGGGACTACGCCGAAATAATGAAGTGGCTGCTACAAGGCAATGACCCGAAGTGGACGAAACCACCCGTCTTGGAAGCGGTAGAAGCAATAGAAGCTTACGTCAACAACCCTTGGTACAAGAAACACAAACTCGTGATCACCTCAGTAAGTGGCGGACTGCTAGCGGCGCTCGCGGTATACGTCTTTAAGAACTAGAGGGTCGAACCTTCTGCACCCTAAGTGAGGTTGAGGTGAGGGGACCTCGGGACAACACGAGTGCAGAAGGTTCGTAGCTTATTATACGAGAACTATGCGCCACGGAAAAGTAAGCGCGGCCCACGGGCAACATATTAAACGCCGTATGTGTATATAGGAGCTGAGAAATAAAAATAAAAGTTTTTGTAAATATAGGCGTAACCGGTGTAACCGTGTAACTTTGGTTAATCAGCCCAGTGTATATAAGGGTTTCAGAGGTAACATAAGTGTTAAACAATAATGTAACGTAACCAGAGTTTATGTAACCCTTAAATCCAAAAGTGCGTTAAGGGGGTCTGGAGGTTTTTTTCTTAAAAAATATATCTGGAGCTGTATATAGACAGAACGTTACTTAGGCCTTAGACTCACTTTGAATAACTGGACTAACTGAACATGACCGTAAAACCAACCGCTAAGACCACCCCCGCCGTCGTTAAGAGGAAAGCGGGTCGCCCCAAGGCCACAGCCGCACAGCCTTTGACTAGACGGCAAGAGCTGTTCGTGAAAGAGCTGGTAAGCAAAGACGGGCAAATAACTATGCGCGAAGCTGCTATCAATGCGGGATATCCCGCTTCTTCCGCCCATACCCGAGCGTATGAGCTGACCAACCAACATATCAGCCCCCACGTCGTTGCTTCTATCCAAGCTTATCGGCAAGAACTAGACGAGAAGTTTGGCGTTAACTACCAGCGACATTTAAGGGACCTGCAAACGATCAGGGATATGGCACTAAACAACGGTGCATACAGTGCAGCCGTTCAAGCAGAGTACCGGCGAGGGCAGGCGCGAGGCGACATTTATGTTAGTAAAAGCGAAATAAGGCATGGCAGCATCGATTCCATGAGTAAGGATGAAGTGATGTCTGCCTTGAAGGAGATTAAACAAACTTATGCCCCGATCACTATCGACATTACTCCCGAAGGAGAGAGCAATACCTCGAACCGCGCTAAAGCGCGAAGCCGACTTGTGGCAAATGATGAAGACGGGGATAGCGAAAAGCCCGCGGACTTGGAAGACTACGAGGATTGAAACGTGGGCGATGCCCGGAATCCCTGATGTTTTAGCTTGCGACGACGCGGGCAGATTTCATTTTATTGAACTCAAAGCAACAACTGGGAANGTGGTTGACCTTCGGCCTCACCAAGTTGCGTGGCTAACCCGTCACTCAATAGCCAGTGTTTGGGTATTGGTNCGCAAACTTGCNACTAAAACAAAGCCGCAAAAAATTTACCTTTACCATGGGCGTGACGCTATGGACCTAAAAATGGTGGGACTTAAAGTGGAGCCCGCTTACTATTCGGAAGGTGATTTTGACTGGAACGTCATTATGGACTTGATATCGCCATAGTCTTAACTTAACTATAAGAAGAGGGATTAACATGTTTTTACTACTAAAGTGGCTCGCAAAATTAAAGTACGGGTCCGATACGGTTAAAGAGTTTGAGGAGAAACAAAAGCGGCCTAAGCCAAAACGGCGTCCGCAACAACGTACAAGGCGCCCCAAGGCTCGCAAAAGAGGTTAGCTAATAAAGCAAAATATTAGCTTGCAAGGTATGCAATGATCTGCGATATTATCGTATCGGCGCACTTCAGTGCCGCAACTACGGAGTAATATTTTATGTCTACTTATCAAACTAACGCTTTAGCGCACGGTATCGGAAACTCGGCTGTTTCCTCGAATTGGTTCAGTCGGCCTGACGATCAAAAGTTCTTAACCCTCGACGACATGCTCGCCTATAAGAAGATAGACGCGCAGCGAATGACCTCTCGCACGGTTGACACTCACAAAATCCAGATCATAGGCGAATTTGACGAAGTCAACCCGAGCCGTGGTGACCTTCGTGTCGAATACGTCGACGATAACTACCGCGAGCACAACAACACCCCTACCAATTGGTCGTTCGGCCAACTGTCACAACTTGCCGGTGCACCGTCTGGATATATGCGAGACCTTCCGGCTCCTCTTGCGGCGGATTGCCTGCAATGGGGCTTGAAATACAATCGGGGCAAGGAACTGATTAAGGTGTACGGCAACCAGACCGATGGCGGCGAGCTAAGGGCTGCAACCGGCCCGGACTATGGCCGCATTTACGATTGGGAAATTCTAGAGCCTGTTAAACAATTGGTTGATCAATCTGGCGGGCGATGGAAAGTGC